GTTTCCCAGTCACGATCCAACCAGTTATATTAGAACGCTTGTAACGATACTCCGCATAGCGCTCCTGATAGCCAAAAACCGCTTCGTCCGTAGCAACAACATCGGCAACAAAAAGCTCCTTGTTATACACGGGCTGTTCTCCCAAGTGAGACAGGGCTGGCCAGTAAAAATCATACCGAGTTTGGCGTGACCACATGCGATCAAGACCTGTCTGATAGTTCAAATCAGCTCTTACTTGAATAAATCCGAACAAATACCCATGTTCAACAAACGATTTAACAAATCCATTTCGGCCAGAATGCGCGAACGTTCCAAACGCAGCCAGGTTGCCCTGAGGCGTAGTGGCGTCTGTAGAGGAAGTCTGGGCCACTGGGTTTGTAACAATCCTCGTGCTAGAGCCGCCAAGATATTCTGGACGCTGCAAACGAAAATCTGGAGCAGTGACACCAAAATGACTAAGAAGGATCTCAACATATCTCGTACCTCCGCGCGCATCGCGCTCTAACAGCCTTTGAATCTGAAAGGCTTCTCGAATCGAATTAATAGTAGCAGCAGTGGCCGTAGACAAGTCGGCATACAAATTGGAAACCGAATTGCCGCCCTTAGGATCATACGCAAGGTCCGCACCGCCCGTGGCTGCTGTAACACGACCAACGCCTCCAGCGGCAGTAATCGTCGAGTTGACAGAGGGGGTGTTTGTTCCTGATTGGTAAAAAAATCCATAAACAGCGTTGTTCTTTCTTAAAACCTCAGCAGAGGTGCCTAGCGGCAACGTAACGGCGTCGCCCTTCTGCGGCCAAGGAAGTGCCGAAGTAAAATAATCATAACGTTTACCGCGAACCAACATCGGATAATCGGCATAAGCATCTGGGCCGTCATCTTTATTAACATCCAAAGAGTCCTGAAGGTTCTGGTCACGAAACCACTCATTCCAAATTAAATTCATCCCACGAAAGGGGAGCGCATTAATATCAGGGGAAGTTGGTCCATAGGCGTTGGGTTGAATGCCTAAATAATCTCCGCGATCAGCTAAAGCTACAGTAAAGCCCGGGTCCTTATCCAAAACAGGAATAGTAAAATCAATCGAATCGCCGGGGTCCTCCTGGGCGCCCATGAACTTCTCCCAATTATTCCAAACCAAACGATTCGGAACAAAAAAGAAAAAAGTCTCCGCAAAAAGGTTATCCATGTAAGGAACAAGGGGCGTCGCCATCCGGGCCATCGTGTGAACCTGAAGATTATGAGTGTCGCCCGGCAAAACCTCATCAACATAAAAAGGAACCAAGTAAGAAGCTAAAAAAGTCCCCTTCCAACCATGAGAACGATCAAACTGAGAGCGCTGAATCTCAGCATTAGGGACTTGTGCAAAATTATGTGACATAACCGATTTCATCGCTTCTTCTTACCTTTCGTAAATACAGCTTTCCGTTTATTCGATAAAGAATCAACATATTTCTTGTCTTTCGACAACCAATGCTCATAGGCCGCAACCGCGCGAGCAAAAGCGAGCTCGGTTTCCCGAACCCGCTTCTTTGCATCGCCAATGCTCTTACCAATCTTTTTCTTCACTGAGACACCATGCGAGGAGCAGACTTCTCCTTCACAAACTGAACGCCCGTGCCCAAATTAATCTTGGCATCGTGCATAAGAATCTTTCCCTCAAGCTCATCCCAAGAACCAAGCTCAAAAAGAGTATAATCCGAAGGAAATCTCTTAATCATAGAATCACTGTCACCATTAACAACCATCTCAAAACCACGAATAGCGTCAGCACCATTGCGCTGAACAAAAGGACGGTCAAAAAACTTGCCCTTAGAATCATAAATACTAAAAATCTTCACGCAGCAATCTCCTTATCAAAACGACGAACATGTTCACGAAACTTCGCAAGCGTAATTGCTTTGCGAGCCTTAAGCCTCTCTGGAGTCCAAAGATGCGCCATCGACTCCGCTACATTCTCACGTTTTACAGATAAATCAAGCGCTTTGTCCGGAAACATCTTCGCAAAACGCTTCTGAAAATACTTAGGAGGGCGCATAACCTTACCGTCAAAAACAAACTCATCACGAGGATAAACATCAGACCAAAACTGGTCAAACCAACGGGCGCCAATAGGAGACTTCAAAGACATCTTCATAAATTCTGGAAGACGACCATTATAATGATCCTTAGCCATGGCGCCGTTAATCTTCTTAGTAATATAAGAAGCAACATACTGAATGGAAGCAAAGCTTACATCACCAAAAACAACATAACCCTTGCCCCAGATCTCATTCAACTTAGCGCTCGAATAAAGAGGCATCTCCTTAGACTGCTCCACGGGCGCAACAACAGCATCAGACTTAAAGTCTTCACCAAAAATAATAGCATGATAGTGAGGACGACCTAAACGATCACCATACTCACCACAAATCATATACGTAAACTTATAACCACGACGACGAAGAGCACGAATAAACTTCTGATAGTGCTCCTTCACAAGAGACCTGTCAGGGGGCAAATCCGAATCACGATAAGTAAGAGTAAGAAAAGAGCTGCGATCGCAGCCCTGTAACTCACAAGCACCACGAACGGCCCACTGACGAGAATAATCAATACGACACTCAACACACTTCCCACAGGGAAGTTTAACCGGGCGGACGGTGCCGCCCAAAAGAGCAGATTGGGGAGGGTTTTTAAAAAAAGGAGCAGACCGCTTACGCAGTTTAAGATCGGAAAAGGTATTGCGCCATGCCGAAATTGGGTGTACACAAGGCAAGAGGGTGCCTACCTCCATAGGCGCCAAAATCATTCAAAAGCTTGGCTGATCGAAACAGTCAGGCTTTTTTTATAAACGAATACCGCCGCGCATAGGACTCCGCTTTGGAGAATTGCGCTTATGCGTCCGAGACGCTGTCTTTCTAAAAAGCTTCTTCGACTTCTTGTAGGACATCTTCTTCCGTTTCATGGTCTCTCCTCAAAAATACAGGTGGTAATGTGCTTAACGCACCCCTACCGGGACCACCTGGCCCATTTGTATCAAGAGTAACAAATGGGCTGGGGGAATCAATCCCCCTCGCTTTCGCTCTTAGAGCCTTTAGAAGGCTTCGGCTTGCTAGCCTCCTCCGGAGGCTTAGATCGCGCCGAAGAGCCGCCCTGCGGCTCATTAGAAGGAATAGGAGGCTTTCCAGTGAAGGGATCTAACAAGCCAAGCTTGGCCGCTTCATCGCGGTTCTCGGGATCACTCAAAAATTCCAAAAGACCCTCGGGATTATTCTTAAATCTCTTGCGCACAGCGCTAGGAAGCTCAGAAAACATATCTTGAGCACGAATCACCGTCTCCAAAGATTCCTTATAAGAAGGCACGTTCGTAAAATCTCCAAACTGAGCCAAAGCCATACGAGAATTGTCTGGCAATTGACCGGTCTTCAAATACTTATTAACAATGTGATTAATATTAGACTCGATAGCAAAAGCTTGCTTTGTTAGCGTCTCACCAACCGCGCCTGTGCGCGTCTTAGCGGTCATCTCCTCCTGACAATCATCATACCTAGAACGAAATTTCATAACCATCTCCTCAGCTTCAATAAAATCAAAAATAAAATCACGACCCATCACGGACGCCTGTTCATATAATCAAACAAATCTTTAGACTTACCTGACCAACCAGAAGAACCTTTACCTTTAAGTAAACCCTTAAGAGGATCAACCATATCAAGTGCTGAACTACCAATGCCAACACCCTGCTGAACACGCTTCATGATATTATCATACTCAAGCATCTTACGATCAGCCTCTGCCTGTTCGCCTTTATATTTCTCCTGAGAAACCTGCGAACCCATCGTAGAATTCAACAAATCACCACGGAGCTGTGATTCTCTCGCAGAGCTGTCCGTCGCTTTCGCCTTTGCAACTTCGGTCATGGCGGCAGCAGAATCAAGAGCTGACTTTGCGTCAACCGCCTTAGTCTCATTACCTAACCTGGCGGCATCAAGAGCTGTTCCAACAGAACCTGCAAGGCCAGCCATGCCGGACATCGGATTAACGGGATCAACGTCGGCAGTAGAGCCGCCAGGAGAAGAAGCCGGCATAACAGACATGATAGGATTAAGCCCAGCTTGTTTCATGTCAGTGGTGGCGCGCTGATAAGCAGTGTTTGACATGTTTTCCTGCCAATCTCTATTCTCGCGAGCAATCCTTAAATTAGTCTCATTGGCTTTGTCTTGAGCAGACGAACCAAAAAGACCTGAAATCAAATTACCTATAAGACCAGCACCGCCTAAAAGAGCAGGACCAAGTGGAAATGGCAAGCCTCACCTCTCTCCGCGTAAGCGGAAAAAATTTTTTAATTAAAAATCGAACCATCCTCACGCTCAAAAAAAATCTTCAAATCATGAAAAAGAATCAACGATCCAATCTCCAAACAAACATCATCCAAATCACAAAAACAACTCCAATAATACATATTAAAACCGATCAATAAAACCAGGAACAGAATAAGTCGGCATAGGACGAGCAGATTTCAAATTCAAATAGATATCACACAAAAACTGAGGCTCTGTAGGAACTGCAATGTTACGAGTTAAAATAGTAGAAGTAGAATCAAGAATAAACGCACCATTGAGTGTAGGAGCAGAATCATAATCCTGCGCAAAATGCCAATAATCAATAGTACCAACAGCGTTAGAACGAAACAAACCAGTAATATTAGAACGCTTGTAACGATACTCCGCATAGCGCTCCTGATAGCCAAAAACCGCTTCGTCCGTAGCAACAACATCGGCAACAAAAAGCTCCTTGTTATACACGGGCTGTTCTCCCAAGTGAGACAGGGCTGGCCAGTAA